CATGGCACAAGTAATTACAGTCAATCAAAATAAAGGTAGCCGTGGTACAGGTATTCTTGTTGTTCGTTCAGATGCTACTGGCTTTATTGGCACAAATGGTGTTGAAGGTGTAAGCCTAGCAAACACCGCTGGAGAAACAATTTCCGCTATGCATGTTGCAGAGATTGCTTGGTCATGCGCTGCTGCCGCTACGTGGACAATCAAACGTGGTAATGGTGTTGGTGCTAATACAATTTGGACTACAAACGGTACAAGTGGGTTGTTAGATTTCCAAGCGAGTCAAATGAGATTAGAACCTGCTGGCTCTGAAACAGCAAACGTAAGTTTCACACTTGCTGGTGGCGCTGGTAACATCATCATTAAGATGCATAAGAATTCTGGAGAATAACTCATGAAACTTATCACCGAAATTCACGAACAAGACATCGAATTTATTACCGAAGCAAAAGAAGACGGTGGTAAGAACTATTTCATTGAAGGTGTATTCATGCAAGGTAACATCAAGAACCGTAATGGTCGGATGTATCCTATGGAAACACTTATGAAAGAAGTCAAACGATACAACAAAGAATATGTAGAACAGAACCGTGCATATGGTGAACTTGGACATCCACAAGGTCCAACGATTAACCTCGAGCGTGTATCACATATGATTAAAGAACTTAAACAAGATGGTAATAATATTATAGGTCGTGCAAAAATCATGACTGAAACGCCAATGGGTAAGATTGTAAAAAATCTTATGGATGAAGGTGCAAAACTTGGTGTATCATCTCGTGGTATGGGCACACTTAAATCTTCAAGGGAAGGTGTGAACATGGTTCAATCAGATTTTCAGTTAGCTACCGCTGCTGATATTGTTGCGGATCCTTCTGCTCCAAATGCTTTTGTAGAAGGTATCATGGAAGGTGTAGATTGGATTCAAGATGTAAACGGAAACTGGGTTTCGCAATTCATTGAAGAAACTCAGAAAGAAATTCGTAAAGTTTCAAAAGCAGAGCTACAAGAAGCGAAGTATAATGCTTTTGTTAAGTTTTTGAAGCAACTCTAAAAGATGATAATTTATAAATAATAATGAAATTGAAACAAATGACTATTTCAATAAGGAGATAACAGATGTCCGAAGAACAAGTATTAGAGAACATGGACGCTGAAGTTCTTGAGACTGAAGATGAGGATCTTTTAGAGTTCAAGGCAGGCATGGGCGATCCATCTGAATTACCGGAGCCTTCTGCAAAGAAGACTGACGAGAAGCCAAAAGGCAAAGGCGAGCCAATGCCAAAGCTGAATACAAAAGCTGGCATGATTAATGCTGCTGTTCAAGCTATGTCAAAGATGAAAAAACAAGATTTGAAAGCTGCTTATGGCAAAATGTTCAACGAAGACCTAGAAGAAGATGAAGAAGTATTGTTTGATGAAGATGCACCACGTGCACTTTCTTCTATTACTTCTGCTGACATTGACATCTCAGAAGATGTTGATGCAATCTTTAATGGTTCCGAACTAACAGAAGACCACAAAGAAAAGATTCAATTAGTATTTGAAGCTGCTGTAGTTGCTAAGATCAACGAAGAAATTGCTAAGTTTGCAGTTGAAGTTGAGTCTGATGCAGAAATTACAAACACTCATATCGTTGAAGAACTCACAGAAAAAGTTGATTCTTATCTTGACTACGTTGTTCAAGAGTGGGTCGAAGAAAACAAACTCGCCATCGAAAAAGGTGTTCGTGCTGATATGGTCGAAGACTTTATGCGTGGCTTGAAAGACCTTTTCACAGAGCATTATGTAGATGTTCCTGAAGAAAAAGTTGACGTTGTTGAAGAACTCTTTGGCAAAGTTGAAGAACTTGAATCCAAACTCAACTCTCAAATTGATGAGAATGTTGAACTACTTGGTAAGGTCAAAGACTTTGAGAAAGAAGTTGTTTTTGCTGAGTCAACCGATGAACTAACAGACACACAAGTTGCAAAACTTCGTAGTCTAGCAGAGGGTATTGAATTTGTCTCAGAGGAAGATTTCTCTAAGAAAGTTTCAATGCTTAAAGCGCAGTATTTTGATATCGCTGAAGAAACTGTTGAAACAGTTATTGTCGATGATGAGAATGACCCTGTTGCTATCGAAGAAGAAAAGCAGGGTCCAACAGGTGCGATGGCACGATATACTCATGCCATTTCAAGGTCTGCTAAAAAATAATTTTATTATAAATAATCAATGAAGGCTGATTACAATACCGTAAGGAGAAAATCAAATGTTTCTATCTGAAGATTTACAGAAGAAGTGGCAGCCAGTACTTGAGCATCCTGAACTAGATACTATTAAGGATACTCATCGTCGTGCTGTTACTGCAACACTTCTCGAAAACCAAGAGCGTGCTGCTCGTGAAGGTGCTGGTGGTTCTGGCGGTTATTCCGAACCATCACTACTTGGCGAAGCTGCACCAACTAACGCAATGGGCGCTTCTAGCTCGGTCGCAGGTGACGGCAACGTCGATATCTTCGATCCAGTTCTAATCTCGCTCGTTCGTCGTTCCATGCCTAACCTAATTGCATATGATGTTGCTGGCGTTCAGCCAATGACAGGTCCAACTGGACTAATCTTTGCAATGCGTCCTCAGTACGCTGCACAAGGTGGCACAGAAGCTCTCTACAACGAAGCTCTAACCAGCTTCTCTGCTTCTTCCAACAACTCTGTTGGTGCTGCTAACATCAATCCTGGTCGTGACCAGGCTGCTGGTGCTGGTACAGCTCAAACTGGTGCTGATCCAACCGCTCGTGCTTCTGGTTCTGGCTACACAGTAACACCTGGTATGTCAACATCCACTGCTGAAGCCCTTGGCGATGCCTCTGGTAACCATTTCTCAGAAATGGCTTTCTCAATTGAGAAAGTTGCTGTAACAGCAGTATCACGTGCTCTTAAAGCTGAGTACACCATGGAATTAGCTCAAGACTTAAAAGCTATCCACGGTCTTGACGCTGAAACAGAGTTAAGCAACATTCTCTCCGCTGAGATTCTTGCTGAAATCAACCGTGAAGTTGTTCGTACAATTAACTACACAGCTACTGCTGGCGCACAACAGAACGTTACAACAACAGGTACTTTCGACCTAGACGTTGACGCAAACGGTCGTTGGTCAGTTGAACGCTTTAAAGGTCTAGTATTCCAGATCGAGCGTGAAGCTAACCAAATTGCTAAGTCAACTCGTCGTGGTAAAGGTAACATCATGATCTGTGGTTCAGACGTTGCTTCTGCTCTTCAGATGGCTGGTGTACTTGATTACACACCTGCTCTTTCTGCTAACCTTAACGTTGATGACACAGGCAATACTTTCGCTGGTGTTCTTAACGGTCGTATGAAAGTCTACGTTGACCCATACTTCGCAAGTGCTTCTGGTAACCAGTATGTCACAGTTGGCTACAAAGGTTCTAGCGCATTTGATGCTGGTCTCTTCTACTGCCCATACGTTCCACTACAGATGGTTCGTGCAGTTGGTGAGCAGAGCTTCCAGCCTAAAATCGGCTTCAAGACTCGTTACGGCATTGTTGCTAACCCATTCGCAACATCTGCTGCTAACGGCGTTATTTCTAGCCAGCAGAAGAACATCTACTACCGTATTATGTCAGTTGCAAACTTAATGTAATCTGTCTAATACTAATAATAAAAATACTAAACTGGAGGGGGGCTTTATGCTCCCCTCTTTTTTTGTCTAATCAAGTTTTATAAATAGTAGTGTAACAGGTATGGGGTTTACTGTGTGGATTCGTAAAAGTTTAGTTACATTAGATATTTACTATTATATGCCAGATTATACAGACATTGTTCAAGAATTTGTTTGGCAAACTAATGACTATGCTCCAGAACTTCCAAGAGTGCATGAGTTTTTAAATTATTGGAAAGAAAACATCGATGCAGTAATTAAAGAAGTATCGGTTGCATATACATACGAGAACGATAAAAGATACAGACAAGCAACTTTTTATGAAAAGATAGACTCATGGCATTAGTACCAAAACTTGGTGTACAGTTAGAAACCGAACAACTGACTCAAAATTTAAACTTTCTATCACCACTTGGTTTTAGATTTCTATTAAATCGTGCGCCAAATGTTGAATACTTTTGTCAGTCGGCAACACTGCCAACTATTTCTATGGTCGAACTACAACAACCAAGTCCCTTTGTCGTCAATCCAAGACCAGGCGATAAGATTACATACGAACCATTCACACTTCGGTTTCGTGTAGATGAGAACATGACTAACTATCTTGAGATATTTAACTGGATCAATGCTCTTGGTAAACCAGAAAACTTTCAACAATATGAGAACATTCTTTCTGATGGTAGCATTCTACTTCTTTCTTCTAATAACAATCCAAAGATACGGATTGCATTTCAAGATATGTTTCCTCTATCGCTTTCACCACTTGCTTTTGATGTTACGCAATCTGATGTTGAATATCTTGAAGCGGATGTGATGTTCCGCTACAGAATATTTACTGTAGAAAATATCTAAAATCTATTGACAATATTTCTAAACACGTTATAATAGGTCTTGTACCTTATGATACAATAATATATTATTAATTAATCTATTGACATTTATATATCTATAAACTATAATCAATTTAAATTGATGTGGAGTTATTATGAAACTTGATGATATTATTAGTATGTGGCAAGATGACGTGAAGATTGACGAGACTGAACTTTCTCGTGAGAGTATCAATACTCCTATTCTTCATGGTAAGTATCTGAAGCATTATTCAGAACAGAGACTCAAACTTCGCAGTCTCAAACTCAAACAAAAACAACTTCATTCAAAATTAATGGATTACTATCGTGGTGATCTTAACAATCCGCAAGACCTTGCTGAGATTGGTCGTGAACCATATCCGCATAAAAGACTCAAACAAGAAGTATCATCTTATGTAGAATCAGACAATGAAATGATTGAACTAAATATCAAGATTGCTTATCAATCAGAGTTGGTTGAAGTGCTTGAAGAAATAATGAAGAACATTAATACTCGTGGATTTGTCATTAAAAATAGTATTGACTTTTTACGATTTACGAGTGGTAATTAGGGAGTGAATACATGAGTAGAAATGGTATTAGTAATCAAATGTTCAATGATGATAGAATTTATTCCACATCAAGAGTAGATAGTTTACAAAGCAATCAGTTGACCTTTTTTGACCTTTGGGAAGATAAACTCGATGATGGTCATGAAACTACATATCAACTCTTTTCTCCTTATGGGGAAATCATTGAACTAACATTTACTACAAATGACCCGTCTGCATTTAATCAATGGTGCATTGATGAAGGATTAAATCCTGAAAAGATTCACGCTATTGCAGATGAAGGATTGAATTCAGCGCATAAAGAATGGTTTGTAAAGAAGATTGATAATCCTGTTGAAGAGCCAGAACCAGAGCCAGAACCAATCGTAGAAGAAAAACCAAAGAAGACTCGTCGCAAGCGTAGGACGAAAGAACAGATTGCTGCTGATAAGGCAAAAGCTGAAGCAGAAAAAACAAAAACTACACAAAAGCCAAAAAGAAAACCTCGTGCAAAGAAACCAATTAAAGTTTTGGAAATTGGTGATAAGGTAGAAGATAAACTACCAGAACCAATCTTTGATGAAGATCATGCTCAAGACCAAGTGATTGCTCAAATTTTTACTGAAGAACCCATTGAATCAAAACCCACTAATCGAAAACAACGAAGAGCCGCAAAGAAACGAAAAAGGAGATAGACTCTATATTATAAAAGACAGTGAATAATGTCTAATAATAAAATTGAAATATCAACCACAGTTTTTGATAGACAATAGTGTGAAAAGTAATACCTTAATAATAACTAAAGTCAATGAAGTCTACATGCAAATCGAATCGGAAGCAGTGATTCGGCAGGAACTCCATGACTTTTTTTCATTCGCTGTTCCTGGTGCTAAATTTATGCCAGCGTTTAAGAATCGGATGTGGGACGGTAAAATAAATCTTTTCAACACAATGACAAAGCAGTTATATCTTGGGTTACTTCCTTATGTTGAACACTTTGCGGCTGAACGAGATTACGGTATTGAAGCAAGTGAAGAAATAAATGCTCAAGAGAACTTTTCACTAAATGAGGGTAAAGAGTATATTTCTAATCTCAAACTTAAACTTACTCCACGTGATTATCAAACCGATGCGTTTGTTCATTGTATTCGAAATCATCGTGGATTGATTGTATCACCCACTGCTTCTGGTAAATCATTTATCATCTATCTACTTGCAGAATATTATCAAAAGAAAACTCTACTCATTGTTCCTACAATTTCACTTGTCCACCAGATGCGTTCTGACTTTATCGAATATGGTATGCACGAAGACGACATTCATATTATTATGTCTGGCGAAGAAAAAACTACAGACAGATCAGTTGTTATTTCTACATGGCAATCAATATATAAAATGCGAAAAGATTATTTTGCCGATTTTGACGTTGTGATTGGTGATGAGTGTCATCAGTTTAAAGCAAAGTCTCTTACCTCTATTATGACAAAGTTGGTTGACTGTAAGTATCGATTTGGTTTTACTGGAACTCTTGATGGTACAGAAACAAATAAGTTAGTGCTTGAAGGATTATTTGGAAAAGCAAAGCAGTTTGTTAAAACAAAAGAGTTGATTGATTCAGACCATCTTTCTGCTTTTAAAATAAAATGTCTAGTGTTGAAGCATACTGATGAGGAAAAGAAACTTGCCAGTAAGATGAATTATCAAAATGAAATGGACTATATTGTGGGTCATAATCGGCGCAATAAGTTTATTCAGAACCTTACAATATCATTGAACGGTAATACCCTTTTATTATTTCAATATGTTGACAAACACGGTAAAATATTATATGATATGATATCAAAGAAAGTACAAGAAGGTCGAAAAGTCTTCTTCGTATATGGAGGAACAGATGCCGATACCAGAGAAAATATACGTTCCATTACCGAAAACGAAACGAACGCCATTATCATTGCGTCGTATGGCACCTTCAGCACAGGGATTAATATCCGCAATCTTCATAATATTATTTTTGCTTCTCCCTCTAAGTCTCGTATACGTAATCTTCAGTCTATTGGAAGAGGGCTACGTAAAGGTGAAGCAAAAGATAAAGCGGTGCTTTTCGACATCTCCGACGATCTCAGACACAAAGCCAAAGTGAACTATACTCTTAATCACTTTGCAGAACGAGTAAAGATATATAACTCTGAAGAATTTGAATATAAAATATATAATATTAATCTTTAAAAGAGGTTGACAAAACTCAATGCAAGTAGTATACTTAAAATTAGTAAGTGGTGAAAATATTTTAACCTATGCTGATAGCGTAGATGAAGAGTATGTTAATGTCTATAAACCAATTCAAATTCATATTAAGAATACAACTAATGGATCTGTGTTACGTTCTTCAAAATGGATTCCTTTTACAGAACAAAATGATTTTCCAATCAAAAGTAGAAACGTGTTGATTATTGCAACACCAGCAGAAGATATGATAGATTACTACCATGAGACATTAGATGTGTTAGATGATATTGAACTCAATAAAGATGAAAAAGTTGAAGAAGATTCATTCAACGCTTTCTACGAATTATATGCAAATACAGATATTAAGGTACATTGATTATGGCTGAGAAGAAAAAGAGAAAAAAACATTATGTGAATAATCCAGACTTTTTAGAGGCTATGATTAAGTTTCGAAGTTCTGTTATTGAAGCAAAAGAATCTGGTAAAGAACGACCCCGTGTACCACATTACATCGGCGAGTGTCTCATGAAGATTGCTGTAAATCTTTCTCATAAACCAAACTTCTCTGGTTACACATATAAAGAAGATATGATTAGTGATGGTATTGAAAACTGTCTTCAGTATATTGATAACTTCAATC